TAGCACCAGAAATGATGTTGTTACCATAGAGAAGTGAACCAGCAACGGGTTCACGGATGCCATCGATGTCCACAGGAGGAGCAGCGACGAAGGCGACGATGAAGCAAACGGTTGCTGCCAACAGAGTTGGGATCATCAGCACACCGAACCAACCAACATAAAGACGATTGTTAGTTGAAGTTACCCACTCGCAGAAATTTTCCCAAGTGGATGCGCCTTGTTGACGCGAAAGAACAGAATTAGCCATTGTTTTTGAAAAAGGGTAGTTAAGAGTGCGGGGAACACTAGTAGTATTATTCCTGCGACACCCTCCGCCGCAGGTATGAGAGGCGTGTTTTACTTGGATAGCCTCGGTAAGGTGATTAGACCCGTTTCTCCAAGTTTACAAGAGATTAAAAACGTTACGTTTCTTAACTCGTTGATTTATTTAGTATACTTCGGTTTACCGTCCCTGTCAAGCCCCTTGTCTGGAGTGAAGAAGTGGTGTGTCCCGAAGACCCCTATATTATAGACGATACTCCTCAATCTTGTCCAGCACTTTGTTCAGGTATTTTTGGGCGATTGCTTTCTCTCCAGGATATCCCTCATCGCTGTCCACCTGATACTTCAACTTCATCACATAACATTTCAGTTCTTCTTTGTCAAGTTGTCCGCGTGGCATAATACAAAAAAACTCTGCCCTTTATATAGAGCAGAGTTTAAAACTTATATTGGGTTGTGTGCGGGAATCATCATACCACCACCGTGGTCATCGTCATCATCTACGTCCTCAGTAAATAGAGCAGCATAAAAGATAAATGTGCCCAACATTATAGAACTTAGAAGTAACATATCATTCACCATACACCTGGGATAATTTGACCCGTAGCGGTATAGGATCCCATAGCAGCCATGACTCCAATCATTGCTGCCCAACCATTAATACGTTCTGCTTTTTCGTTCATTGTTTTTGCTCCAAAGTTTTGTTTGTGATAATTATTTTCTCACCATCATGGGTGAATTGTAACTCATCATCCGGATGCCACAGAAGTTCTTCATACATGTCATCCAGTTTTTGCATGTCTTCAAACAGTTGATTAGGATTTGGCATATTGATCAAATAACTTTCTAATGTTTTGAGTAATCTCCATACCACCAGTTTTCTTTTCGAGAATTAATCCGTTAGGAGAAGTAACGACAAGAACTGGAGTGGCGGTCACACTATACTCTTTCGCAAGATCAAGTGCTTCTTGAGATGGAGATGACCCAAAATCTTCAAGATCTACCTTTTCAATAATGCTGGTTCTTTCATCTTTAATAGAATCAAAGTATTTTTCAACCAACATACAGGGACCGCAAGAATCCTTAGAGAAAAGAAGAAATTTGTTCATCAGTAAAGTTCCTCCTCTTTTTCAGTCTCAGCAACAACGTCAGAAGTTGGATAGGAAACACAAAGAAGTGCAAATCCTGCTTCCATTTGGTCATCATCAAGAAAAGACTGATCTCCCTGATCGATAGTACCACTTACGATTTTACCGGCACAAGATGAACAAGCACCTGCACGACACGAGTAAGGAAGGTCAACACCTTGTTCCTCAGCAGCATCAAGGATGTACTGATCGTCTTCACAGGTAATAGTATTTTCGGTACCGTCGGGAGAGCGGAGAGTAACATTAAATGTCATAAAAGTTTTTTTAATAAATGTTTTCTATATAGCAATCACAGAATACCAAAGAAAAGGTTTCCTGTCAAGGCATAAGATACAATTGCGGCAACAAATCCCATCATAGCAGTACGTCCATTCAGTTTTTCTGCACGTTCTGCATAGGTCTCATAACCATAACGCTCGGCATCGGTCTGAGAGATATACATGCGTGGTTCTCTTGCAAACAAATTTTGTTGTCCACGCTCATTTGTTGTTACGGTCATTGTCTTATGTGAAGAACTGTTACAATATTATATAGTAATGTAACAATTCTTGTCAAGCCCTAATTTGTATCAGATTTTACCTAACCGCTTTTTGATAGGGTCTTCCCTTCTCATCAAACCCATCAATATCAATATGAACGGGATCTCCGCTAAAATTATCAGCAGGAGCAACTAGCAGATAGGGTCCAGGAACTCTATCTGCTTTCCAATCATAAGTTCTAAATTGAGAGATATGAAAGTGAATAGTAATAACTTTCTTACCAGGGTTTCTACAGGTATATCCAAGTTCTCTCATATGATATGTAATTTTATTATCACAACCAGGAACACCCATCGTGTAGTTCATACCTTCAGATGTCAAAACTGGTGTCTTAAAAATCCATACATCCTGTGATGCTGCATTATCATATGGTTCAATTTCCCAATTCTTACCATCACCCGAAGTAATCTCCCAACGACTTAATGCATAAAATTGCATAGTCATATCAATACTATTAAAATATCTAAGAGTATCGTCAAAAATAATATCAGCATTAGAAACAATACAAATCTCATTTCTCATATGAGTATTGCAGTATTCAAAAAGACTTTGATATGTAGGGCGTTTTTTTACAACAACTCGTTCTATCTTGGGAGAATCAAAATTGAGTTCTGCATCCTCTTCCATGAAAATATAGATCTTGTCAATATAATCATTGGCAAGATTCTGGTGAAGACAGTATAAAAGCTCCCCATTCCTAATATGATTTAAGGAATTAAAATATTCAATAATTAAATTCATTGTTCAGAAATCCACTTCATAAGATTTACTTTTGGATCCCAACCAAAAGTTTGTTTTAACTTATCATTATTTGCAAGAGTCACTCTGGACTCTCCAATCCTTGGAGGAATATTTGTTTGATTGTCAGAAATCACATTCGCAATCTCATTAATTGAATAATTTATACCATTACCAACATTATACAACTGACCATAATTTTCATCATCAACATCTACCGTTGCCGCAAGCACGTTAGCAGATACAACATCAGATACATGAGTAAAGTCTCTACGTTGCTCCCCATCACCAACAATAGTCAGAGATTCTCCAGCAGCACGTTGACGCAAGAAAATACCAATCACAGGAGCATATTGACCTCTTAAAGGTTGCCTTTCTCCGTAAACATTAAAATACCTAAAGAATACTGTTTTCAATCCAAAGAGATCATTATACATCTTACAAAGTTTTTCACCAGAAACTTTAGATACAGAATATGGATTTAAACAATCATCTCTTTGAGTCTCTTCGTTAGGTGGTTTATTGAATCCATATCCAGAAGAGGTTGAAGAATAAATGACTTTCTTAACTCCTGCTTCACGGGCACATTGAAGTACCGTAACTGTGCCAACGCAGTTTACACTTACTGCCTCAATTGGATTTAAAATTGCAGGTTGAATTCTTGCCTCTGCCGCAGTATGAAAAACATAATCTACTCCATCATATAGAGGTTTTGTCTTTTCATAATCACGAATATCATACTTATAATTTTGTGCTTTATCATTCCAATAAAATTCTTCATTAGATTCAGCACTTTCACTATCAATTACAACAACCTCATGACCCATCTCAAGCAGTTTATCTACTAAATGAGATCCAATAAAACCTGCTCCACCTGTTACTAATGATTTCATTTTTACTCTTTTGAAAATACAACATCAACTTGAAAAGTACTACCATAAGGAAAAATACCCTCAATTTTATCCATACACTTATGCTCTTCTATAATCTCATATTTTGAGAATCCAATTTGTTTCATGTAATCAATAACTTCATCAAACAAAGGACTTCCTTCATTGTATTGAAGTATAGCGACTTCTAGTATAACATAAGATGCTTTTTTTACTGTCTCAAGTCCACCCCTAATAATATCTAGTTCAGATCCTTGAGTGTCGATTTTAATTATATCAAAAGTCTTATTATCAACTTTACTTATAACTTCATCTAAAGTAAACGTATTTTTTTTAACTTGAACACTATTTTTATAATGTATAGTTCTTTCTTTCAGATAAGAAGTTCCTGTGCATGTAGGATTTTTTGGATTTAAATGTAAGATTACTTCCTTATTAGTATCACTCAATAAAACAATACAGTGAGAAAAGGGCAAATTATCTAAAACCTCTTCACAATTTTCATTACCTTCCAACATTAAAGAATCTATATTTTTCCACACTCGTCTACAAAACATAGAAAAATTTCCATAATGTGCCCCAATATCTAATAGTGTATTAGGAGTGTAACTTTTAGACAACTCAATCAAATAATTTTCAATAGTCATAAATAAACTTCCTCAAACTTTTGAATTACTTTCTCTGGAGTATAATCTTGATAACAATTCCATTCTAAAGAATTTATTTCTTTTTTATCAAGATTCCTGAGAATATGAAGAATCTCAGAATAGTTTTCGTAATAAATTCCTTTTTCATCCAGAGTATCTATGTGATTTCTTTCTGGAGACTTTTCATAAGTAATCACAGGTTTATTTCTAATAGAAAACTCGGCACAAGAAAGTCCAAATGATTCTCCCTGATTTCTAGCATGAAGCATTACATCACAAGTGTTAATGAATTTTGTTTTTGTTTCTAGACAAGAACTTCCAGGAAGATATATCACTCTTTCATGTTCAATAAATGGTTGTGTAAATTGAAAAACAAACCAAACATCTGCTCTTTCAGAAAGAACTTGAGATATAGCATTCTTTACAAATCCCAAATCAAAAGTTTCCCACCCACCATTTCTTCCAAAAACCAAATCACTTTTTGGAATCGATAGTTCTTCTCTCATATCAGTTTCAACATCTGGAAGATGAACTATATGAGGAACACAAGGAACTGTGAAATCAGTTAATTTAGAAAGCCATTCAGAACACATTGCATAAACGTCTCCATGTATCCACTCCCTTTTCCATGCAGAAGAAGTGGCACTAACTAAATTTTTACAATTAGTAGAGATAACTCCATCATTACTACCCCCTTTCATCATAAAAAAATAATCGCATTTATTTTTTTCCAAAATATAATCTATTTGACTATTATTTGAATAGTCAAATACCAAAAATTCTTTTTTAAATTTTTTCAATACATCTTGATTATTTGCTGGATGATTTATATTGTACATCACAATTGGTTCTATTTCCAAATAATGTCTAGTCCAATATGCCCAGTCATAAATGGCTGTTGTAGTTCCTCTCAAAGACAAACTATTATCATGAAATGCTATTTTCATCTTTTTGTAGTAGTATAGTAGATTTATCCATCTCAATTATTTCATCAATAGTATCGTCATCTAATTCCGTATAGAGAATGATTTTATCTTTACAAAGTTGTAAAGGTTTTCCGCCAAGAATAACCTCATTACCAGTCAAATCAGAAGCACCCGTATTATCTAAAATATAAATAGGGGTTTCAGAACACAATATAGAAAGAACTGCAGTTCCAGTTGTTTGAGATATATTTGAAATACATCTTTTTTTATCTTTTATCAGAGATACAAAATCAACTAACTTTTCAACATATGTACATTTATTTTCTAAACAAAAACTTTCAGTACCATATCCAACAACAAATATATTTTCTGTTAACTGGGATTTTATTTTTTTTATCAAATTTTTATAAAAATTACTATCATGACTGAAATTTTTATAATTATTATGATCTCTGGATCTTAGACTTAATACAATATACTTATCAGGCTTCTCTATCGTCGATTTAGATAAGTCAAATCCATTAAATAATTCCTCGTAATCTTCATCATGACGAACATATTTTCCGTTTTTATCGATAAAGGTACTTGTAGAATTAAAAGAAAATTGATTAGCACTACCAGGCATTCTCGTAATGGTCCAATCATCTACAGTATCGGAATTAGTAAGATTTAAATTTTTAAATTCATCATATGAAATAACATTATGAAAAAGTTTAGAATAGAAAAATACTCTATCTTCAGAAGTTACCATCGTATAATCACGTAGTTGATGATAGGAATGAGTTTTTATTAATTTTATAAAATCAAATCTACTACCAACCACTTCCCATCCCAACTCAAAATAATTATTTAAAGTTGAAGAGTCATTTCCAGATACTCCTTTTTTTAGAGATTTTCCAAGAATAATATAATGCATAATAATCCTCAGTAAGTTTTATGACTTCTTTGGATATATTTTCCACTATCTAAGTCTTCACCATTTGTTGCAGCAAAAACAATTTCAACTAATTTTTCATCCACTTCATCAATAAGTTGATTTCTTTGAACGTTAAGATCACATGCTTTTTTCAAAGACTCCCAAAGTTTTTGTGCCCCATCTTCAGTATCAAAGTACTTTGCTTTATATTCTTCAAAAGACATTCTACGAATTTCATAGAGTAACTCTTGATTATTCCACATTTTTAAATCAACAGTAGTGAGTTTGTCGATTAAAGATCCAAGTGTGTCAGCCATTTTAATTAATTCCTCAATTTTTCCAATGAATTAAATCACTTTCTAACTCATCCAATTCATTTTCCTCTCTATATAGAACTTCCTGTTTAAGAGGATTTTTCAATCTTCTTCCCATTTTTTCTACAGGAATTCCCGAATATACAGACCATTCATCCAAATCTTCTTTAACTAAAGATAGAGCACCTACAGAAGCACCTTCAGACAAAGTTACTTTTGGAAGTATCACAGTGGATGATCCAATTATAACATGTTTTTCCAATATAACTTTACCAACTTTGACTTTTTTATACTTATCTGGAACAGTAGGATTTGTTAAACTTCTACCCAGATAATCATCGGAAGCAGAGTATATTTTAACTCCACTAGATAATCCACTAAAATCTTTCATCACAACACCACCTTTACATGACAATAAACAATTACTACCGATGTGAACGTTAGATCCTATTGTTAAACTACCTCCAACACTATTAATAATAGTAAATGCATCGATCCTAACATTAGAACCTATCGAAACATTTTCAATACCATGTATAAGACAAGTTTCATCTATGAGAACATTACTACCAATTTTTTTAAATCCAATATCCGACATATCCCTTTCGGTCATAAATCGTGATTCAAACATTTGATTCATCCTCTAATAAGATTTTTGCTCGATAAACTAAAATTTTTTTGATTAAATTTTTCACATCTTGATCAATTTGTGGATTTTTTCTAACATACCATAATATTATATCACATAAAATTTTTAAATCTAGTTTAGAAAAATTCACTACATTCTAATTTAGAAATCACAAAAATTTAAAATAGTCTTACTTATATATTCTAACTCAAATTCCTTTAAATCTGGATAACTTGGAATATTAAATCCTCGTCTACTTATATCTTCTGAAATTTTATGAGATTGATACTTATGAGAGTACATAGGCATTGTATGTACAGGATAGAACAAAGGTCTTGTATCTATACCATTCTCAGTCAAATACTTTCTAAACTTATCTCTCTGATCTTGATTGCAATCAAGAAGAATACTATTCATCCAATAGCTATGGATAGTATCTGGTTGTTCTTTATGTGTTTTAATGTGTGTTCCTTCAAAAGCAGAGTGATAATAATCCGCAATTTTTCTCTTCTTTTCAATCAACTCATCAGATCTTTCCAATTGAGCCTGACCAATAGCACATGCAATATTAGTCATTCGATAGTTATATCCAACAACATCATGCCAGTACTGACGATGCTCTGCAAGTCCTTGACCTTTTAAGTGAATTGCTCTTCTGTAGAGAGTTTCATTATTAGTTACAACCATACCACCTTCACCTGCGGTTATAGTCTTGTTACCAAAAAAACTGTACGTAGAAATATCTCCAAAAGACCCCACATGTCTTCCTTTGTATCTTGTGCCAAATCCTTCTGCACAATCCTCAACGAGGAAGACATCATTCTCCTTTGCAATCTTACAAATAGAGTCCATATCACATGACTGACCATATAGATGGACAATCATAATTGCTTTTGTTTTGGGAGTTATCTTTTTTACAATATCTTCTGGGTCTACTTGCCAAGTTTCTTCTAAGGAATCAACAAATATTGGTGTAGCACCACAATAAACAATTGCATTTACAGAAGCAATATACGTAAATGTAGGTACGATTACTTCATCTCCAGGTCCAATACCCAAAGCAAGAAGTGCTAAATGTAAAGCAACTGTACCATTACAAACAGTAGTTGCATAATCTACACTAGTTTTTTGTGCAAAAGATTTTTCAAAAAGATTTACATACTTACCCTTAGAAGAAATCCAAGAACTATCTAAACAATCATTTACATATTGTTTTTCAAGATTAGTAATTGATGGTTGATAAACAGGTATTTTCATATTTATTTTTTTGCACCGGTTTAAAAATAATTAAACTTATTATTCATTTTTATATGCGGTATTTTCAAATAAAACGTTTCCCATATCTTTCCAAGGAAGTTCTTCAAATACAACATCAAATCCTATTTGTTTCATATTGTCTTTAAACTTATCATACAAAATAGTTCCTTCATACATTTCCATCAAAGAAACTTCACAATACAAATATTTTGTGTTGGAAATTATTTTAGGAGATGATTTAATTATATCATATTCAGACCCCTGAACATCCAACCACATAAAGTCCAATTTAGAAATTTTATTTTCATCACACCAACTATCCAAATTGACGACTTCAACTTCTTGTTCTTCAGAAAATTTTACATTTTCATGAAAGGTTAAATGTTCTTTAGGTGTTCGTAAGGAAGAAGAAGCAGAAGTTTGTCCAGAAACATTGCTGACGTAAATAGATTTTTTTTCGCTTCTTTCTCCCAAAGCTTTTTTTTCTATAAAAACATTTTTATATTGTGATGTATTTGTTATAGATCTTGTATAAAGTTCTTCTACAGGTTCAAACCCATAAATTTTTCCCTTTCTAAAATAATGTCCAAAAAACCTTGTATCTCCCCCATCATATGTTCCAGCTTCAACTATAGTTGCATCTTTGGGAATATTTTCCAACACCCAATCATAAATTTCACTTTGCATTTTTAATCCAGAATTTTTTTAAAGTTAGCACAAATCTCATCCAAAGTCAATTTTTCTTTAAAAAGAGGTTTGTTTTTCATTTCTATGTATGATGAATTATTAGAATCTATTCTTTGAATTAGTTCCATCAACTCTTCATCACTCATATCAACAGCATTAATAAAACACTCAGAATTAAAATCTTCTGAAATTGTTTTATCTCCATAATAAATTGGAATATTACCTGCAATTTTACCATGTAAAAGTTTTTCTGTGTGATATCCAGGAGTTACTGAATTCTCATAACATAGAGAAAACTTATAATCAGAAATCAAATCCATCTTATAATTCTCACCATCTGGTAATGGTTGATTTGAATTTGCCTTTCCAAACACTTCAACAGTTTTGTATCTAGAAATATTTTGAATTGCTCTGATTCTAGATTCAATCTGTTTACCATAAACTATAGTACAAAACTTATCTTTTGGTTTTAAAGTGAATTCATTTTCACCATAAAGATATGATTCTGGAATCAACCATTCTGGATTATCATAAGTCTTTACATCAAACCAATCAATATAAAGATACCAAAGGGGAAGTCTAAAGTTCTTCCCACCATAAGAATCCTTCTCAAAAGTTAAAGAATAATCGCACTTTTTAAAATTTGGAGATATATTTTCTCCGGTAAAGAAAATCTTTTTGCAGTTTTTATACCTTCCATTTTCTTTTCCAAAAACACTGAAAAACATTACATCAGCATCTTCTGGATGAACTACTTCAACATTTTCATATAATTCACGAATAACGTGGATGAAAAAATTATTATTTGGATCAAATGCTTTTGGATATTGCCAGAAGTCTGAGAATGTTATTTTCATGGTTGAATAAAAGACTTATCTAAGTTTAAATGAGATGACTGCTGTAACGCTGGTTCAGTCCAGGCAACTTTCATATTTTCTTTAATTATGATTTCGTTTAGTTTAAAATCAATTGGCCAATTTACTGGATATAGATTTTTCACAATCATTTTAGCAGCATCCAAAGAAAACATCATCGCATGGGTACATCTTGTCAACTGATTAGATCCATAGTGAATCAATCTATTCTCTCTAACATATGGAGATCTAAATCCAAAACAACTACCCAACATCAAACAATCAAGTTTTGGATCATGATTAATAAACTCAGATTGACAAATATCCAAATACTCTTCAAAGTTATTTGGAAGCATAATGTCATCTTCCAAAATAACAATTAGATCATACCCATTCTCGATTTGTTGTTCGAAACAATATTGATGTTTCAGATATAAAGAAAGTTCTGGAATAGTTACCTTTCTTCCAGCATTCTCATATAAGGTATATTGATTTTGCTGAACCCCAGGAACATTTGAATTGATAACAAGATCTTTTACACCAACAATTTGATCATAATCTTCAGTTATCTCTTCTGGAGAAAACTTTTCTACCCACTCAACTTCTATGTTTCTAAAAGAAAAAAATTTATCAAGATATTCTTTTCTATGTGTTAATGGTGGATGATGGCAAACAAAAATTTTCATTGCACTCTTTTAATAATATTATTAAAAACACCTTGAAGAGAAAAATAATCTTGATAAAGTTCTTGACCCTTCTTCAACATCTCATTATATGTATCATCAGAAATATTCTTCAAAATATTGTAGGTATCCCCAATATGATCATCATCAATTATAACACAAAATTCTTCCCAGTCTAATTCATCAGACCAAGGAAGTGCATGATCGTCGGAAATATAAACGGGAACTGTACCAAGTTGGAATGATTCATAGAGCCTGAAACTAGTCGTCCCATATCCTCTAGGGCAAAGAGAAAACTTAGAAGCAGACATGACATCAAGGAAGTTATTCAATTTCTCTTCTCCAACATTAATATCCCAATTTCCTGCTTTAACAAGACAATCGTCTTTACGACGAAACGCCTTTACCATATCGGTTCTAACCCAATAAGTATTAGAACCAATAAAAGAAGCAAAATACTTCTGCCTTCTTTCTGGAACATTTTGAATTGAAGAGCACACTAATGGAATTGGAATTACGTTTCCTTTTTTACGATTTCCACCTGCAGAGAAGATCATAGTATCTTCCGGGAAATCTTCGAAAGGACCATCATCTTGCTGACAAACAGTAAAATAACTGCCATCAGATTTGAGAGTATTATTTAAAAGTCCCTGAAGATCTGGATATGGTTGCCCTGCCCAAATTTTATTACAAAAAATATTTGACCAGAAAATATCAATATATTCTCTTTCAGGTTTATCTTCTAATTTTTGATATTGAGTATAAAAATATTCCTCAAGATAATCTCCCTGATGATATGGAGGATATGTTGGGGTAAGAGACTTTGGTCTCAGATAATTTTCATTCAAATAAACCACAATCCTTCCTCCTTAAACTTATTAATTTTAGTTTCCACACCGACCATCCAATTATTATGAACAATCATGGCGTTTTCTTTTTTACCCTGCTGATAATAAACATTACCATTTGGAAACAAATCTTCTGACAATAATGCAATATTATCATGATACTTAGAAAGACCAATACGATTCATAATCAACTGATCATCATCACTTTCGTCAGCACCACATTCTTCAATCAATTGACGGCACTCAGAAGTTTCATTAAATACCATAAATCCAGTACAGATTGTAGATCCAGGAGCATCAGTTTGAAATAGTACTTCATCATGACCTGTAAGAAGTTCTACAGGATTTTCTTTAAAGACAATATCAGTATCAACCCACATAAGATTAGGATGTTCTTTATGAACCTGACTGATGATTTTCCATTTATGTCTAACTACGTTCCTGAATCCACTATTACTATTAAATGTCCAATCCTGATATTCTTTTAGGTCACTATTCATGTAAAGGAAAGCACCTTTATATCCCTCAAGAATAAAAGATTTATAAACATCTTCATCCATACATGCAATAATAAAGTCATCCATGTTGATGCCCACGTTCTCAGCGGACCTCAACATATTCAAACAAATATCGTGACATCCAGAATTCAGAAAAGTCAGAAATTTCATTGATCTTTATACCACTCATAAGTTGTTTTAATTCCGTCTTTGAGAGAAATTTTTGGTTTCCACCCAAGAGATTTGATCTTATCCACATTAAGAACTTTTCTTGGTGTTCCATTCGGTTTAGAAGTATCCCATGTTGTTTGACCTGGGCATCCAACTACATCAGAAACAATACCTGCAAGTTCTTTAATAGTAATATCTTCTCCTGTTCCAACATTAATTGGTTCTGAAGAATCATAATCTTTCATACAAGTATAACATGCTTCGGCAAGGTCATCAACATGAAGAAACTCTCTCCGTGCCGAACCGTCACCCCAAAGTTTTACATCTGGCCACCAAGGACCGCCCATATCAATAGTATATCCTTCGGTCTTTGCATAATGATACTTTGCAATCATCGCAGGAAGAACATGAGATGACTCCAAATCAAAGTTATCATTAGGACCATACAGGTTAGTAGGCATCAGAGAGATTGCATTAAATCCATACTGTTTACGATATGCCTGACACATCTTAATTCCAGCAATCTTTGCAATCGCATAAGCATCATTCGTAGGTTCAAGAGGACCAGTCATTAGATACTCTTCCTTAATTGGTTGCTCACACATCTTCGGATAGATGCATGAAGATCCAAGGAACAAGAGTTTCTTAACACCAAACTTACGGGCAGTATGAATGATATTTGATTGAATCATCAAATTATCATAGATGAAATGTGCAGGATATTCACTATTAGCCCCAATACCACCTACCTTCGCAGCAGCAAGATAAACGTATTCTGGTTCATTTATTCTAAAGAAAGTTTCAACATCTTCTTGACGACGCAAATCCCAACGCGAAGATGGTGATGAAAGAATATTGGTGTATCCCTTCCAATGAAGCATACGAACAATTGCTGACCCTACCAGTCCAGTATTACCAGCAACATAGACTCGACTCTCACTGTTCATGACTACACATTTCCTCAACTAATTCTTTAAACGAAGTTTTAGGTGTCCAACCCAGTTCTTCTTTTGCCTTTGTAGCATCACCTAATAAAGTTTCAACTTCAGCAGGTCGAAAATATTTAGAGTCAACAGAAACAATAATTTTTTTAGTATTCTTATCTAAGGCAACTTCATCCAGACCACTACGATGCCATTCCAAATCAAATCCAAAATGAGGTGCTGCCTCCTCAACAAACTGACGAACAGAATATTGTTTTCCCGTGGCAATTACAAAATCATCAGGTTTATCTTGCTGAAGCATTAACCACATTGCCTCAACATAATCTCTGGCATGTCCCCAGTCACGAAGTGCATCAAGATTGCCAAGATATAAACGATCCTGTTTACCTTCAGAGATTGCTTTGAGTGCTCTTGTAATCTTACGAGTTACAAATGTCTCACCTCGTCTTGGAGATTCATGATTAAACAAAATGCCACTACAGGCATACATTCCATATGACTCACGATAGTTTTTTACAATCCAATATCCATACAGTTTTGCAACACCATATGGAGAACGTGGATAAAAAGGTGTCGTTTCTGTTTGAGGAATCTCTTGAACTTTACCATACAGTTCGCTAGTAGATGCCTGATAGATACGAACCTTATCTTCCATACCCAGAAGACGAACTGCCTCAAGGACTCTCAGAGTGCCTAAAGCGTCTGTCTGACCAGTATACTCAGGCATTTCAAATGATACCTTTACATGACTCTGAGCCCCAAGATTATAAATCTCATCTGGTTGAACCTGCTGAATAACTCTCACCAAGTTAGTAGAATCAGTCAGATCTCCATAATGAAGATGTAATTGTGGATAAATGTGATCAATTCGGTGGGTATTAATTAAAGAAGAACGGCGAATAATACCATGAACTTCATATCCCCTCTCAAGAAGAAGTTCTGCTAGGTATGATCCATCTTGCCCAGTAATACCGCTAATTAAAGCAACTTTCATTTACAAGTTTATTTTTTTATATTATACTAAAAAAGGACGGTTGATGTCAACCGTCCGAAATAGGGTTTTACATGCCGCGCCACTTGCTCTTTGACCTGAAGCAAGAAACAGGGCGGGAGAGAGATCCCATCCGCACCACTTGCTCTTTGTGGAAGCAAGAAACCAAAGGAGGTCAATGACTCCACCACTTACTTTTGAAAGAAGTAAGAAACTTCGGGAATGAAGGGGTTCCTTCAACCGACCAGGGCTAGTTTTGAGACGATACCGAGTCTTTTCGATAAGCAGGAACACCATCAGGATCTAACCAACATGTATAATCATGATCTTCCATAGCAGTCATCAACTGCATTTCATTATCACAAAGATACATATCACGATAACGACCCGTGTATGAATCTACTTTTTGAATGCGACAATCTGGCATACCATTGATTTCCAGAGTGCCGACTTGAATATAACGATAAGGAAACCGTTCAAGAAGAACGGTTGGTTTTTTGGATACTTTCATCAAGCAACTTCAACAGTTTCAAGATCTGCAAACAGATTTTCCATTAGCATTTCATAATCATCCAGAGGTTCTCCAGAGAATACTACTCCTTCACTTTCATAATAACGACGGACCTTTTTGTAAAGTTTCGGATTCTTCACATCAAGGTAAATATCGCCATTAGCAGCAGAACGCAGAGTGACGATATCTTTGGACTTGAATTTTTCAGTCAGTGCCATTTTCTGTTTTTGTTTACCTGAATATTATAAGGTTTGAAAGTTATTTAGTCAAGGGTGCCAGTTTTGAGACTGGCAAGTCCGGATTGAGGGATTCGAACCCCCGACCCCTTCTTCCCAAAAGAAGTGCGCTACCAAACTGCGCTAAATCCGGAAGTGGTAGTTCCTATCGCCGCCAGTCCTGAACTACCGAAGGAGACTGCCGCAGTTGAGGTTTAACCCCTCAACAGAACTAATTATACTACTTCTTGTGCCCCCTGTCAAATGGTTCCCAGTGCTCCCATCCATAATGATGCACTGCCCACATACCTAAGATGGGAACAAATACAAGAAGAAACCCCATGACTCCTAAACACCATGGGGTGTTCATTACATGACGAACAAAAAGTTGTACGTGTGTCATTGTGGATATGCGTTGTTAAGTCCCCAAACAATAAAAAGGGCAATAGCACCAAACAAAAGAATGGTACTGAATGTAAGGTTCATGCTGGATAATCCCAATCGGTAATGAATTCTGTTTTGTGTACTGGACCCCACGACCCTTCATGATAGATGTATGGGGCAGTTCTTACCTTACAAGTATCGCCAGTACAGAGTAAATCGTCAACAATTCGCCAGGATTCCAACACTTCTTCTGAGTGTACAAAATGAGATTGGTCTTCGTGAACGGCATCATAAAGAAGTTTTTCATATCCATCAACACCTAACCAGTCAGGATATCGGTGTGTAAGTGTAGCCTCTTCAACGGTATCACCAAGTCCAGGTGACTTCACATCAATCTTAATATCAAGGTGTGCGTGTGGTTGTAAACGCATCACAATACGATCTTTATGCTCTCCCTCAAAGTAATGAAGTGGTGGTGCCTTGAGTTTAATAACAACTTCTACACACTGATAAGGCATTTTCTTACCAGTCAAGAAATGGAATGGAACGCCTTGCCATCTCCAGTTATCAATATAAAGATCACCTGCCACAAAAGTCTGTGTCATCGACTCTGGACCAACACCTTTCTCTGCACGATATCCTTCATATTGACCTGTAATAAGTTTGCCACCCAATCTTGTGGCAGCAAGAACCTTTGTCTTCTCTCTGCGTATTTCAGTCGCATTCATACGGCAGGGTGCTTCCATCGCAATAAGAGCCAGAACCTGAAGCATATGGTTCTGTAACATGTCTCTAACTACACCTGCACCTTCATAGTATTGAGAGCGTCCTTCACAACCAATAGTCTCAGTAGCAAAGATTTGAACCTCTTCTATGTACTCCCGGTTCCAAAGTGGTTCCAATAAAATATTGCCAAAGCGGGTGGTAAGGATATTATTAACAGTATCTTTACCGAGATAATGGTCAATGCGATATACTTGTTTCTCGCGTAAATGTCGAGAAACCACAGATTGTAAATGACTAGCAGATTTATAATCGTACCCAAAGGGTTTTTCAATAACAACACGGGATTTTTCTGGGTCATCGAGAAGTCCTGCTGATTTTAGGTTTACGATTGCATCCTCATATCTTTCTGGTGGAACTGAAAGAAAATAAGTCGTATCATCATCAGACTGCAATCTCTCCAAAGTATCAACTCTAGAAAGGTCTGCAGACCTATAGTCTACCCATTGAATAAATTCTTCGTCATCAACACCAAGATGTTCTAACCAACTTTCCTTACTATGCTCTGTTCTTGATACTCCAATAATAGTAAATTGAGAAGGAAGAAGATCTTGCCTCCACAATTTATTCAAAGCAGGTATAAGTTTTCTTTTGCAGAGATCTCCAGTAGCACCGAAAATTACAATACGTTTTGGTTTAGTGGGCTGTTCCATTTCCTTTGTAGTCCTCCGACTCGTAATAAACCGTTTCACCTTTAAATCGTCCAAATGCGATGGTGGCACATACAAATGGTATTGATATCCAGAGTAAGACATTACCTAACATGATGACCACCAAACATATAACGCATACCATTCAAAATCTTGGCCGCGAAAGCACCAAGACGGCGTGAATTAAATCTTTCATAGAGAGCAGTGCTGAGTACAGGAGCGGGTACGCCAAGATCCACAGCAGCGTGAACCGTCCAACGACCCTCACCAGAGTCTGATACTCCACCATCGAACTTGCTAAGCTCTCTATCGTTCCGTAAAACATCAGCGGTAAGATCGAGTAACCAAGAACCAACCACACTACCACGACGCCATAACTCAGCCACCTCAGAAACATCAATATCATATTGATAATCTGCCGGATTTTCCATCGGAGCAACCTCAGCATCACCCTCCTTAACGTATGCTGACCCAGCATTAGCTTCATGCAGGATATTAAATCCTTCTGCGTATGCTTGCATGATTCCATACTCAATACCATTATGCACCATCTTTACAAAATGACCTGCACCTGGTGGACCACAATGCAGCCATCCGTGCTCTGCAGATGTTTCATGACTCAAAGGATCAGTGCGATGGGCAGATCCAATACCTGGCGCGAGTGCCCTGAAGATAGGAGAGCAGACGGATACTGCAGTATTTGAACCACCAACCATAAGACAGTATCCACGCTCCAAACCGTAAACACCACCACTAGTACCGCAGTCAAGATACGCGATGCCAAGTTTAGATAACCGTTCTGCCCTGCGTCTAGAGTCTTTAAAATTGGAATTGCCATGATCAATAATAATATCGCCTTCCACACAAAATTGTAATAACTCATTTAGTGTGTCCTCTACTGTTTCTGCTGGTACAACCATCATGAAGACACCTGGACAATCAAATTTTTGACCGTCTTCATCATATACCGACTTTTGTGAATGAACTATTTGAACAAGGCTTTCCAGAGAAGTGGTACATCCACTAATATAACCCTCTTCATATTGATGACAAGCTTTTTCATAATTGTTTCTGTAACCCCATACTTCGTGTCCTGCTTTGATAAGACGACGGGACATTCCCTCGCCCATTCTACCCAATCCGATGATTCCTACCTTCATTTTCCACCTCTATATCTTACTGGCCAAGTTGATTCTAGTGTAACAGTTAAAAGAAGAACGAAAAAAAGAACAAATGCTACTGTCATATTGTACTACCCGGAACATAATTAATGCCATCAAGAAGTTCATCCAATAATGCGCCATATTCTCTAAACTTTCTGTCACCGGCAATATAAGATCTCTGTCTCCTCCAAATTGCTTCGGCAAGCAATTTTCTTTCTTCGGTTGTAAATTGTTCTGTTCTGGTCATTTAATTAATTCCATTGCTTTATGTAGTTCTCTTGAATGTTCCAGTTCATCATTTAAAATTTCAAGGATTTTGTCGTCATGACCATTAAGTGCCAGATGTTTTGCATACGTTGTAGCAGCATGAATTTCTATCTCGTATGACAAATGGTATGCAGACTTAGGAGCCACCCAATAATAAACCACGTTGACCCAATAATAGATAAGGACGAGGTGTTTGGCGACAAAGCGATCCACCCAATAAGCATTACCGCCCCTACTTTCCATGTATTCCAGATGTGATGTTTCATTTATGCTCTGTTCGAAGTGTTGAAGCATGAGGTCTATATGTTCGGGTCCTCTAAGACCCATAGACTCTCGGAAATGTAAGACACTCAAAAATGCAAAATAAGGTGCCCGAGCAATCTCCTCAAGCACCCAGAATCTTTGATAATCTCTACCACGATAAAGATAATCAATAATGGAGATTGTAACTAATAGTGCAAAAGAGTTTAGTTTTTTCATTACTCTCCCTCTTCTTTTTTTCTGATAAGATAACCAAGTAAAATTCCACTTAACCAAGAAACATAAAGGTATAGAATGTTTTCAGTAAATTTAATAAATTCACTCCACTCCATACTCATCCTCCTCATATAAAGGACAAGGTTCTTCAAAAAGATGTTGCATTCTAAGTTGTTTAATGCGTTCTTTAAGTCCTTTATAGAACTCTCTTTTTTCGTCCTCTGTCATTTAGTCTTTTCTTGAAAGTATGATGGTAACGGACATCCCTTAAAGTCCTGTATTTCATCTATTGCCAAAACAAACATAGTCGCAAAACCCAAACAAAAAGCAAATAGCATTTGAGGAAAGTTATAATTTCCCATGTTTGCAGTGGGATCAGGTTCATCATCATGAGGATGAATCATCTTTGCTATTTCTTCGGATGATTTTTTCGACTTGTCGTCGGACTTCATCTCTTTTTTGTTGGTCTTCATGATCCTTACGGGAGTATCCGTTTTTTTGATGTAGAATAAAATGCCCTTGACAGAACATTGTTATACCAAAAATAAGCATCAGTACGATGCCTATCCATTCTAAGATAAGTTGATTTGTAACCATGGCAATATTGGTGGTATTACTCCAATAAGTCGAAGCAGACCCTCAGCAAAAAGTGCAAGAACAACCCACCCAACACACATACTAATAATTGAAGCATTACGATTATGTCGGCGTATTGCAGCATCAATCATCTCCTGACACTCTTCTTTTGTCACGTAATGAACAGGTTTAATTTCATCCATCCTGTGAGACATCTCTATTATCCATCATATTATCAAGAGGATCTGGTCCCCCAGTAACTATAGCACAAGCTCTTTGGTAGAAGAAGTTATCAGTATTTCCTGATGCTTCAAACGTTTCCTTAACCTTCACCCAATTATCATAGGTGTGTTTGTCCATGTTGGTGCCTCTAAACTACACACTAGCTATAATAATTAAATATTGACTTTTGTCAAGTATGTTAGGGTTTCCTAAAAGTGTTTAAGAAAATATAAAGGAAAGTGAGGGATTCGAACCCTCGGAGACTACTAATCTCTTCAGTTTTCAAGACTGATGCAATCGACCGCTCTGCCAACTTTCCAAATTTTATCGGACTTCAAAATCCAATTTACGAATTTTGCGTTTTCGTCTTTGTTCTTGCCACTCAATATCTTGTTGTGACAAAACTCCCTTTTTATCTTTGGGTTGATATGAGTTTATCATAACAACCTGACCCAAGTCAACTGCAGAAACCCTATCACCACGTATTGTTGTCATATTAGGGCAACCACAAGAAACCGTCTTACTTGGATGTCCCTCCAATTCCCTGCCACAGGAAGAACATCTTATCTTAATATTGTCCATTTTAATGTTCTAAACTTCTTCAGTTTTCAGTTATTTATCTAAAATCTGGTCCACCATACCAACCAACTATTGTTGTCCTTTCACCAGACTTTAAAGGTCTAACTCGATGTAGTGTGGTAGAGGGAAATATTACACAGTCACCCATATCTAATTTTAGAGTTTCCATATGATTATGACCATCCAAAATCAATTGAAGTTCTCCTCCTTCATAATCATCTTTACTACTCAGACATAAAACTAATGAAACCTTTCTAAATCCTACATCATTTTCAGGTGCAGAAATATCAGAATGCCATTTGTATCCAGTACCCTTTCCATTATAATGTAAAAATTGAACTTCATCATGCCAACCAACCAAATCATAATTAAATAATTCTCTATTAACTTCTCTCACATAATAGTCTAAAAGACCATTAATCCAATAAGCCTCAGGAATATTACCAGACAAACAATTCCTAATAGAGGAATTATAAACACCACCTTCATCATCCCCCATGACTGTGGCATGACCTAATTCCACATTATCAGCAATAAATTTAAAAATATCTTTAACTATACTTCCAGACAATCCAGTATTAAAAGAAGCAAACTCAGGATAATTTTTCATCACAATTCAAACTAAATGGGCAATATCGGATTCGAACCAATGACCAACTGCGTGTAAAGCAGCTGCGCTACCGCTGCGCTAATCGCCCCTATCTCTACATTGTAGCATATACTCTACAGTATTGGCAACATCTTCCATGGCATCTCTGAGAAATGGTTGTTGCCCAGAATGTTGTTCTGTTTTGGTAATACCGTTTTTCCACTCTTCAACAAGCGTCCAACGCCATTGTTCCATGCTTTTTGAATACCAAAGGTTAATCTTCATAATAACAAAGATTCTGTATTATATATCAATTAAATATAGGTCTAATTTCATGACCATATCTACGACGCATCTCTTTCATCTGTTCAGGACTATTTCCATATAATCCCATATTATAATAGACACAATCAATATATCTAAGGTCTTCCCTAGTTGCATCAACGGTAAAGTAATCACAATAGACAAGAATCTCTTGTGGTACTTCGACTTTCTGATAATCAATATCAATATAAAAAGGAGTCATAAAAAAAGGAGGAGTGTTGTCTCCTCCATATTTATTATTCTAAAGTCTGACTACTATTTTTCTCCATCTCTAATAAAGCTTTAGTAATTGCATCTTCAGGATCTGTCATTGTTTGCTCAAGATGATATTGTTTAACGTTTTCCAGTGCTTTATTAAAAAGATCCATTCCTTTTTGCTCCATGGCAAATGCAGGAGAAGAAATGAAAAAGAGAATTCCAAAAACAAGTACTTTCACCAGTCGTCGTCTCCACTAAACTTTAAACTTTCTTGGTGTCCCTTATGGTTATTACAATAACCATGCACATCTATTTCCATTTTTTTGTGAGCATCAGTATGAATACTCTCAATTGCAATAAGAACTCCCAGAAGGATTGCTGGAAGCAACCACACCTGGGATGAGGCAATTTCTAACCAACTAGGACGATTATTTTTCATAACAATAAAGACTTCCAGTCATAGGATTAGGAGTACAAGTAAATTTTACTTTTTGAGTTATCAATCCCATTATAACAAATAACTGGGCAATTACAACTAGTGCTAGGGCGTTTTTGCCCAGAAATTTGTTAAGTTTCATTAGAACTTGAAGATACTAATACTATTTACTGCATCCTTTTCATTAGATGTAATAAAGAGTCCTTCTCCTTCAAGGGCAAGGAGTCCTTCAGGTGCTTTACCTGTAGGGAGGATCTGGAGGAGTTTGGGAGAAGACAGATCAGTGATATCATAAACACCAACTGCATTTGCTCTCTCAGCACCTACGAACAGCATACGAGTGCCACCATAGGTTCCAACCGTGACGGATTCAGGCTCAACACCTTTCTTCTCAGCACGTTTGTCGTTCCAGTAACCTGCCTTTGCGAGAGTATTCTCAAAGGTGTTTCCTGA